CTTTCAAAAGCTTATGATTTGATTTCAATTCAGTCGTTAGTTAATGAACGTTCAAGACTATTAGAGAATGGTGAAAACCAAGCAGTAGAAATTTCTAATGCTATGGACCCAGACTTTACGCCTTGGACTGTAGATTATAACTCTGACATCACTCCAGTGGTTGCAACCTCAGAATAATTGTGTTAATATCTCTCTATGGTATACAAACATTACATCATATACGAAACAACTAATACCATTAATGGTAAATTTTATAGGGGTTTGCATTGCACTGATGATTTAGATGATGGTTACTTAGGTAGTGGTAAGATATTTAAACAGGCTATTGCAAAGTATGGCAAAGAAACCTTTACACGTAAAATCCTTTGTTATGGTGATAGCGTAGAAGAGTTACAGGAGTTGGAAGAGCTTGCAGTCACTCAAGAAGAGGTTGATAATCCTAATTGTTATAATATGCTTATAGGTGGACAACCTCCAAGTTTTTTAGGTAGGACTCACACAGAAGAAACCAAAAGAAAGTGTAGTATCAACAACGGATCAAAAAAACCAGAAGTAAGATTAAAATTGAAAATTACAAATGGTGGAAAAAATAATGGTATGTATAGTAAAAAACATACAGATGTAATGTCGCCAGAAGTTATTAGAATGAGAGCCGAGAAAATTTCTAAATATCACAAGGGTAAACAAAAAACAGAAGAACATTGTAGACATATTTCAGAGGCAAAGAAGGGTAAACTTACTGGTGATTATAATCCAAATTTTAAAACCCTTACACAAACTGATAAAGATCTTATAACCCAATTCAAAGATTGGAAAGATAAAAACCCTCAGACCATTTCCTTACGTTTGAAAAAACTTGGAACACCTGTAGGTGCATCTAGAATCAAAAGATTACAAGATTCTGAAGATTTCTAAAAATAATTCAGAATAATTACTACATTTTTGTATAAATAACTTTACAAGGCTCGCCAGTGCCGTTTTAAACTGGTGTTAATGGTAATAATACCGACAAAGGAAACAAAATTATGAGTGAAGCAGTAGAAGCAGTAGAAGAAGTTGTAGATTATAAAGCCCTATATGAGGCCGAGAAAGCAACCGCAGGAAGAATCCTTAAAGAAAAGAAAAGTGTTAAGGATCAATTTGAATCTTTACAATCACAATTAGATGAGATTAAGCAAAGTGAAAAGCAAGCAGAACTTGCAAAACTTTCAAATGAAGATCGGTTCAAACAAGAATTACAGGAAAAATCTGTAGCCTTGGAAGATTATCAAGCAAAACTTTCAGCACAAGAAAAGCAATTTGAACAATTGAATCGTCGTATCCAAGTTCAAAGTCTTACTAATGATATCCCATTTGCAGAAGGAATTCCTCAGGATGTTAAAGATTATTCCATTAACAAAGCCTTTGAAGGGGTTAACCTTGATGATGTGAGTGCTATTCATAAAGCTAAACAAGCATTTACAAACAATTATAAGAGTTTGATCCTTGCCAAAACCCCTACAAGTGGTGGAAGTCAAGAGAAAACCGTTGGAGCAGATACCGAAGTTACTGTTACAACTGATATAACGGCTGAACAATATTTGGCAATGAGTCGTGAAGAACGCGCACAAGTTCCAAAAGAAGTTGTAAATTCATTAAGAGATTAAGGTTAAAAATAAAAACTTAAACAAATTAGACCCTTTTACGGGTCTTTTTTTGTAAATAGTTCTAGAGAAGGCAAACTCGTAAACATTGTCGTTAGGTTTTTTCCGACCGTAATAGGATGTATCGATACAATTGAAACACTAATGACAATATTTTCACGTTGGAAATATTTTAGATTATAAGATAATAAAGGAAAAAAATATTATGGCAACATTTAATGATTTAGATCGCGTTTTATTCGCGGACCAAGTATTCGGAGAACTCGAAGGTAGTACTCCAGCTTATAGTGTGGCAGACACTTCCACCACTGACGAACTTCAATTCGTTGGACAATCGATTCGAATTCCTGTTCTTGCAGATTCGATGGTAGCACAGGACACCGCTTCTGCTACTTACCAAACTCTTTCGGCTGACGGTATTTTGATGACTGTTGACTTTGACAAAACTGTGGCGTTCAAAGTTGGGGACCGTGACATCATCAAGACTGGACAAGATTGGGTTTCTAAAGGAGCTAAAGAAGCAGGTCGTATTCTTCGCAAAGCATGGGACGCTTCGATTCTTTCGAAGGTTTCTGGTGCCTCAACTGTTCTTAATAACGGTGGTGCTGGTTATGCTCCTGCTAATGTGACGGACATGCTTGATGACGTTGCTGCTCAGATGGATGCACTTGATCTACCTGATGAAGGACGTTATATCATCGTTCCTGCGTTGGTTAAAGGTGCAATTCGTGCGGCTCTTAGTGATCGTTCCACCTCTTGGGGTGACAGCGTTGCTAAAGATGGGTTCGTTGAAATGGCTCGTGGTGTGAAAGTCTATCTTTCTAACAACACTGCTGCTGCTTCTGTGAGTTCTTACAACTGCATGGCTGGTGTTGAAGGCTACGGTATCGCTGCTGTTGTTCAGATCAATCCTGAGGACGTTGAAATCCTCCGTGACCCTGATGCAAATGCATTCGGATATCGTGTGAAAGCTCGCGCACTTGGTGGATCTAAAGTCTACCTTGCAGACAAAGTTATCAGCGTTCTCGCAAACACTGTCTGAGCTTAAAAAATAGTAATCTATTTGACCTCCATCTTAAAGGGTGGAGGTTTTTTTTATTTTTAAAAGGGGAAACTTATCAATAGTATACATTCTTTTACTAAATATAAGAAAGGAAATAAAATATTATGTACGCTCTAAACCTAACACTTTCAGCCGCTGATGCATTCTTTGATTCAAATCTTTATAATAATGATTGGGATGTTTTCAGTGATAATGAAAAGACTAACGCCCTTGCAGAGGCTAAAACTGCCATAGAACACAACACAGGTACAGCACTTCAAACTGTTGCAGATAACGTGAATACTGACACAAATACTGTGTACGACTTCAACGGCTTCGTATATGTGCAATCTTTATTCATGTTGGAAAATGCTGAACGTTACAGAATTTCATCAGGTCCTATGGCAATTATGAATGCTGCTGAAGGAAAATCAGAACCTTCCAAAAACTTTGTAACAGCATTACCTAAAACCTTTCTATATCCAGAAGCATTACGATACATTGGAATTATTCCACAGGGTGTAGTATTTGGGAGAGCTTAAATCATGAAAGCACTTCTAAAAGGTACTGGAGTAATCTATGAAACACGATTCACACAGGATGCTACAGGTGGACGTGTAGAACAGAAGATACCCCTTATAACCCTTCCATTCGTTGGAAGACAGTTGAACAGGTTTGAAAACACTCAACAAGGTAGGGAGGGTACAATAGCTTCTCATAGGTTTTGGGTTGAATGTCCATTAGATTTAACCACTTCAAATGTTGAAGAAGCGGGTTGGATTGATTTCAATTCTCAATGTTATGATATTGTATCTGTAACTTTAGTTGTAAACAAACATAGTAAATACGGATTTGAAATTGATACGGTACTTAGAAAATAATCATGAAGGTTAAGACAAATAAGCAAGGTATTACCAACCTTAAAAAGGATATTGAAAAGTTTGTGGGTAAAGTTGCAAAGGATATGAAGTCCAATGCACAAAAATATTGCCCTGTTGACACTGGAAAACTTCAAAATTCTATAAGTATTGTTAAAGATGATACAGATTCTAATGGTGATGAGATAGTTTATAAGATTGGAACTGATGTTGAATATGCGAAGTTTGTAGAGTTTGGTACCAAATTGCAAGAAGCTCAACCATATTTGAGACCTGCTGCTAAAAATCTTAAAGCGTTTATAAGGAAAAATAGGAAAATTTAAACATGTTACAACAATTAAACGAAGGAATAGTTTACACATATAATACAACTCAAACAGCAGTTGCATCAGCTTTAAGGGCTGAAGTCCCATTCATTTATGCAGATGAAGCACCCCCTGCAACACCTTATCCCATTATAACCTTTGAAAATTCAGCAGGTTCTAGTGAGGAAACATTCTGTTCAACATTAGACGTAGTGTCTGTAGATTTCAAATCATTTTCAAACACTTCTTCAGAATCGTTAGAACTCGCTTACAACATTAAAAAGCTTTATCAGAATAACCTTTTTCCAACTGATGACGGTTATACCGTTTTAAAGAGTAGATATGTTACAACCTTTAAAACGTATGACACGGTTGAAAACAAATGGGTAACTACTGTAGAAATTCAGTACACCATTGAATCTGCAAGTGATTATGGTGTTACAGTTCCTTACACACCTGAAAAATGGAATTCCGTATACACTACTGTAAATTCTAACAGTGCTAATTGGGGTACTGGTGGAGGTGGTGTGAGTGGTGATTACCTTCCTCTTTCAGGGGGAACTATGTCAGGGGATATCACATTAGATTCTAATAGTCTTTTAGATGTTTCTAGTGTGTTCTTTGATACCACTAACACAGGTTCAAATGTTGAAGGAGAATTAACTTGGGACACTGATGAAGGGACTTTAAGTCTTGGAATGCCTGGAGATAATGTTAACCTTCAACTTGGTTCAGAACTTTTATTACCAAGAAGGGTTAATAATTCTAATGCTTATGATTTACCAAATGGTACCTTAGTTTACATTTTAACTGGTGGTAGTGGTGCAAACATTGAAGTTGATTGGGCCGATAATACATCATCTTTTTCAAGTGATCACACTATTGCAATGGCTACAGAAGATATTGATTCTGGTAAAAAGGGGTTTGCAACCACGTATGGGTTAGTTAGAGATTTAGACACCTCTAGTTATGAATCTGGAACTATTCTATATCTTGGTGTAAGTGGTGGTTATACAGATATTGAACCTATTTCACCTAAACACAGAGTTACTATTGGTACTGTATTCCGTTCTCATGCTTCTGTTGGAAGTGTTTTAGTCAATATTGATAATGGTGGAGAAATTTCAAACCTTCATGATGTTTTAATTACGAACGTTCAAAATGATGACACATTGATTTTTAACTCTTCAACTGGTTTGTGGGAGAATGGTCAACTATCTCTCAGTGCTTCGGAAGTATATTATAACTCATCTAGTGATCCATCAACCATAGAAACTGATGTTCAGGAAGCTATGGTTGATCATGGTCTGGCTGTATACGCCGCTGGTCAAGATATATTCAACCACGTAACAAACCTATCCAACCCTCACCAAGTAACAGCAACACAGTTAGATCTTTCTAAGCGTCGTTATGTTGGACTTGGGTTAGTTGCACCTGATGCAGCAGTTGAAGTAGCTGATAATGTTGTGTTCTTCCATGTCCCAACAGTTTTTAATGATATGGATTTGGTAGAAGTGCATGCTCAAGCCAGTACAGCGGGTGTTACAGGCGTTACAACTTTAGACGTATACAACGTTACTAAAGTTCAAAGCATGCTCTCAACCCTTATTACAATTGATTCTGGGGAAACTGGGTCAGACACTGCTGCAACCCCTCCAGTAATAAACCCTTCTACAGACAATATTTCAACCAATGATGTAATTAGAATAGATGTTGATACAATTTCAACAACAGCACCATTAGGAATGGTTATAACTTTAGGATTCGAATAATGAAAAAATATCAAATAGAATTTACAAGAAGTGAAAGAGTTGAAAGACCTGATGAGTCTACAATTTTAACAGATTCATACGCTGTCATGGAAGGGTTAACCATTACACAATCATCGTCAGCAGATAGTTGGTTCCTATTTTCAGGGGATTTACAATATAACATGGATCGAATGATGTCTACGAATGGTTTTAATCTTCATTCAAACCAAGCTGGTGACGGTTGGAGGGTGTTAGAATATCCTTATAGTGATAAATTGACTTATGCAACTGAAGCCCGTTCATTAACATCAATGGAATTTGATATTGATGCAGACCCTGAGGATAATGGTGTAATGGTTACTACGTATGCAGAACTTACATTAAGAGTAACAGGAGATCTTGAAGAATCTTCAACACTTTTCACAGGGGTATCCGCTTACTCGGAAGCTTTGATAAAAATTAATACTCTTAATCCTTCTGACGGTTATGTATTGATTGATAATATTGGAAATCTTCCAACCCAAGTAATAAACTCTAGACCTTCTTTATGGATTCCAGAAGGTCAAAGGGCTAAATATGTTTATAGACCTATTAGAGGTTTAATGAATATAAAGGGTCGTAATGAATACGATAGGTTCTAAATATGAGTATTATTTTCTCAGATGAATATAACAATAGTCGTTTTATATTAGAATTCAATAATTCAGAAGTTTCTAATAGTACTTTAAGGACTCAAAGTCTTGAAAGTAAATCATCTACCATTTCAGAAAATATGGCACTAGGTAACCCTTATGTTGTATTACCTTTAAGTTTTAAAGAGGGTTCAACGGATTTTATACCCTAAATTGGAATTATATTAATGATTACGCCACAAGAATTTAAATATACAGTAGCACAAAAGCCAGCCGGAACAAATGGCAGAGTTTCATGGAGTCAAGATTACGATACTCAGAGAGAGAATGTCCTCTATTTTGATGGACTAAAAGCTTATGCATTGGCAGGGCCTGATAACTGGAACAAAGGTATTGGTAGTGCGTATTCATTATGTGCTTGGGTATATATAGCATCGGAGAATGTATTGATTCAAGGGATTATTAATGCTGATGATTCTTATGATATATATCGCAGAGAGTGGCAATTCCACATCAATACTAATAGAACAGTGCGATTCCTTCGATTCGGCACTTCAAACAATGTTGTGCAAAACCTGAATACATCAACATCCCATAAAATACCTGTCGGTCAGTGGACACACATTGCAGCAACTTTTGATAATACGATAGGTTCTAAAATTTATATCAATGGGAATATGGTTCTATCTGGATCAGTATTAACAACCAATGGTGATGGAAAAAGTCCTGTTACCATTGGAGCTAGAAGTCATGACTATTTGCAAACAATAGGATTGCCTTCGGATATGCTTCACGGTAATATCGCAAATGCTGCCATATTCACTGCTGGGCTGACACAGGATGATATTATAGAAATTATGAATAACGTTTCAGTCATCGAAACCAATCCAGACCTGTTAGCTTATTGGAAGCTTGATGAAGGCGTAGGAACTACAGGGGCTGACTTTACTGGTAATAATGATGCCACAATTTATAGAATTAAAACTACATTAAGTGCAGATTGGCAAACAGACACAAATTATGCACATATGATTGCCGATTGGAAAAACAGTGAAAATGCTCTTTTAAAATACGGTGCATATGATTACGATAGTATAGACGATCATATTAGAATACCCAATGACCCTTCCATATGCAGCCTAAGTGCAATAACCATTTCCTCATACATCAAAACGACATATAACTCCAGCACATCAAAATACGTTGTAGAGAGCAGGGATACATCGACGGATGGCTATATCCTCTTTGTGTATAATGGTTCAGCGGTGATAAAAATAAATTCGCTTTCAACATTTGGAACATCGCTTGTAGCAGATGGAAAGTGGCACCACATTCATGCCACATATGATGGTTCTACAACTTCCTTATATGTGGATGGAACCCTTGAAGCTACGTCGTCCTCATCATTAGGAACCATAAATACAGTTACCACAGTTAGAATTGCATATGGAACCACAAGTAGCTCCGCAAGTTATTTTGATGGGCAGATTGGGGAAACAATGATTTATTCTGAAGCGCTAACCCCAGCGTCTATTTGGAATCATGCAGCATATTCAATCTACCCTGATGACACTAACCTTGAGGGCCATTGGAAATTCTTCAACGGAAACCTAAACGACGAAACAGCAAATAACAATGACGGCATTCGTTATGGCATTCCATTAGTAGTTAATGAATGGGATGAGTTGCCGCAGAATGGATTCAGTATGCTTGGGGAGCTTGCAGATTCTCCAAGCCCATATGAAACAGCCTCATTCGATGGTATTGATGATTATGTTGATATTGGAGCAACTGGTGGAACCGTTAAGTCAGTTTCCTTTGTTGTTAAATTAAGCGAAGCCACATCAGAAAGCATTATGGATTTTGATGGAGGTACGCATACTATTACTACTGATGGTTCTGATCAAATTACAGCCAATGGATTCTCTTCCCCCACTTATTATGTTGATGGGGTTAACGGTGATCGCATTGTAACAGATGGTAATTGGCACCATGTAGTTATAAAAACGGCTACAGGGTTCTCTGTTTCTAACTTTGATATCGGAAGAATTGCTGCTGCATATATGGGTGGTAATATTTGTAATGTTGCATTGTTTGATTATGAACTCTCAGATGCACAAGCGTTAGAAATATTTGAACAAGGTTGGATTGATACCAATGATACAGGATTAGTATCTTATTACCCATTAGCTGGTGATTACCTTGATTATAAAAGTTCTAATGACGGAACTAATAGTGGAACCGTATTCGTAAAAGACCTTTATAGACCAATGAGTACCTTTGGCGATGAAAAAACTATTACCCTTTCAAATTTTGGACAGGTTGATAATTTTAGATATTGTATGCAATTTGATTCGAAGAATGTTGAACTTACATTTGCTGTTGATAACGTTTATCTGTTAGGTTTAAAACCTATCACATTCATTCCAACGATTACATTCTTTTAAAACGATTAAAATATAAAAAGGAAACAAAATTATGACAATACAAGCACAATTCAATAGAAATCCTTCACCTTGGAAGTAAGATTGATGGTACTAAAGATGAAATATGGATTTGTGCTAACACAACTGCTGGTACAGGTTCTTATGTTGCTGCTTTCAACTTTGAAGAATACACCTGCGGATAACTCGTAGAAACGTTTTAAAAGTTCTAAAGGTAAGGACAAGGGGTAGACGGTTTAAAAGCCTTCTACCCCTGTTTAATGGCTTAGAAGTAGAGGTTATGAATATCTATTAGAATGTTTCCATATGAAGCATCATAATTAGACAGTACAAAACAGGTTAAAACCTCTTTGCGTTTATCATTAAAAGATTCCTCAAAGTTTTTAATAGTTTCAAAGTCTGAAAAAGCTGAAGCATTTTGAATAGCTGTTAATACGTTTTCAGCGGCGTTAGTCAATTCGTCTCTAAGTTCGTTACTTGTTTTCATTCGTTTCTCCTTGTGAGTCTTAAAAATAACACACATTGGAAGATTTTACAATAAGAATGTTAGAAATTTGCACACCCCCTATCATTTTATTTGCAGTTGAAACACTTTTTAGAGGTTTATTTAATAAATACTTTCATGAAGAGTCATCAGATGGCTTAATTTTGCAAGATTAAAACAAAAGGAAAAATATATTATGGCAATTACAACAGGTAATACAGGATCAATCTCTATAGGTGGAGTGTCTGAATGTGACATCACTGCATGGAGTGCGACAATTAACAAGGCTCTTATCGAGTATACTACTATGTGCTTAAGTGGTGCAAAGGCTTTTAAAGATGGAACGGTTGAAGTAACTGGTACTATTGAGTCACTTGAATGGCTTGGAGACGTTACTAATGCTGCTGTAAGCCTTTCTAATGAAGTTCTAACCATTGCTGCTGCTGATGCATTCTTTGAGAATATTGATATCAGTACCACTGTTGGTGAATTGA